ACGGGAAGCTACATGACCCACTCGATCCCGGATTTGCAGTCCGGTTAGAGACTAGGCATGCTAGTAATCCCACCACCCTTAACTAAAAGCCAAAATGAGGCTTAAAGCTCTAATAACTCAAACGAGAGTTATTTACGTCTCGAAACGGTCTGCAGATGATATTGATGAAGGCCTCATACAGGCTATCACTAACTTCATCCTGCATATCGCTTAGGACCCCTTCCAGCAAATCTGCTTTAAGAGGTCCGGACGGCACTCGTTCTAATTCGCAGAGTCTTCCAACGAAGAAATAGCGTCTATCGTCATTATCGATAAACACTGTTGCTCCGAGTAGGAAGAACCGAAGCGTTTCATAACGAGTGCGGCTAGTAAACTTCATGAACTTACCCATGATAGGGCTCCTTATTAAGTGAGTTTTACATTAGGTAAGACATGGCTTCCTGGCACTCATTTGTGAATACCACGAAGGACTCTGCACCACCCGGTAGTGTCATACCTGGTAGACTTACGTCTACTGAGTTCGACATACTGAGGGCGCAGTCTTCCACCTTGCGGCGGAAAGAACGTCCTGCCATGGCATACACGAGCGTCAGTGTTAAGGGGCTCCCATGAAAGACGATCTCTCGTCTTTCGGGTGAGTCGCCATTCAGACACAATCCGAGGATTCCAAGGATTGTGTAGCTTGGAAACGAAATCCAAGAAGGCGGCATCCCCTTGTCTGTCTCCTGTGCTATTTTGAGGAGAAATTCCCCAAACTCGCACATCGTACCGATGTAAGCGGCTATTCCATCTCTTTTGAAGATGAGATTCGCAACTTCCACTATACGAATCGAGACCGACGAACCCAACGTCATACGGGCCCACTGTCCTGAGTCCACGTTTAACACGTGGAGGAAGTAGGGCTTCAAGGCTGTATGATGCATTCCATAGTCCTTTATTAAAGAGATTATTGAGTGTATCTACTACAGCCTGGCATGACGCTGGGCTGTCCGGGACCAACGTCTCGGGCTTGATGGGGGTTACATCGTAACCCATAAAACCATCAGACCCACATGATTCTCTGAAATGTCCGTTAACGTAGCTTTTCGCTTTGTTAACTTTCAATCCCAGATAATTCATGATGGTAGTCAGCCCCGCATACCCGTGTGAAGGGAGAATAATATCATCTCCGTACACACGTACCTGGTGACGTACTCGTCTAATACTTTGCCAACTTACCTTGCCCTTGATGGAAGCACCAAGAGCTAGACAGAGGAAGACAAAGCTTTGAACGGGAAACGTCGTAGCTGTACCCTGCGAAGCAAACTTCTTTAAGATTAAAGAAGTCGGCACCTTAGAGACGGCGTCTCTAAGGGACTTCGTTCTTGCGGCGTTCAGAGCAGATAGTAGATCTACGCGAGATCTAAATATCCGCTCCACGGTCCAACAAGAAAGTCGGTCACTAGCATCTGACAAATCGACAGTAGCTAGTTTCCTACTGAGGGAAGCTTTTAGCACCAGAGATCTCGACTTTTGTTGACTTCTCAGATCAATGAAGAGCCCATCAAAATGGGTTTCAAATTGATTCTCGAAGTACGATAACAGATGTTGCTGACAGTACATATGTGCTGCAGGTTCAGCTGCTATGAGTCTCGGACCTTTTGCGGTCTTTGGCACAACAAGAAGTCTACTCTCTGTCTCCTGTGAAGGAGGTCTGACCAAAGAGGAACCGGCGGTTCTACCCACCAGTTCATAAGGAAAGACCTGCTGAAGCTTATCAGGCCATGTCAGAAAATCAGATTTCTCATGATTCCTGACACGTTCTGCCACAGCCCCAGGGCCATGTTTGAAACCAGTCCCAAGGCCCATACTTTCAGATTGAGCAGAAAGCTCAATAGGATCATATGGATCAAAAAGACTGAGGAGGAGATCAGCACAGAGCTGAGCTTTCTCCAAGAGGGCACGGGTTACCCCTGCTTCTTGGTCTTCTTTGCTTTCGGAGCAGCAAGTTTCACAAGCTGCTTCTGAACAAAGTTCAGGCCAATCGGCAAGAGAGAAGACAGAGCTAAACCAAGAACTTGGCTTAACACCTGTCGTCCCGAGCCAGAGGTTGTCAGATCCCCACCCAAGGGTTGGGATCCGGAGTCCTCGTTCGATGCCATGATAATTCTCCAATGTAGCGCTAATGCGCTCAGGGGAACAATCTGCAGTAATCTTTTTCCCAAGACAGCAAAGCTGCCTCAAGAAGAAGATAGCTGAAGCATCTGCCTCACGTTTCAAACAGGCATCCCTGTCAAACA